ATATGGATTATATAGACGATGCATTTGCTGAAGTAGAAGATCTGTGGGAAGAACTAGACAGTTTAACTAATACGATAGGTAAGATAACAGCCTTACAACAACGTATGGCTTTAATGGAAAACAGTTTGCAGTTTATGAACCGTGACCACATGGATATGTTGGACCCAAGGAAATAATATGGCAACAACTAAAGATGTAGAGCGACTGCCTAGTGGTAAGTTAAAGTATCGTGGAGAAACATACCCTGGGTACAACAAACCTAAGAAGACTCCAGGTGCAGCTAAGAAGTCAGCAGTGTTAGCTAAGAAGGATGACCAAGTAAAGGTAGTTCGTTTCGGTGATCCTGATATGAGTATAAAGAAAGATCAGCCTGGAAGACGTAAGAGCTTTCGAGCTAGACACAACTGTGATACAGCAAAGGATAAGTTTACGGCTAGGTACTGGTCCTGTAAGGCATGGTAGCTAAAGACCCTAAAGTAGGTACAGGTAAGAAGCCTAAAGGATCTGGACGTAGACTATATACGGATGAGAATCCAAAAGATACGGTGTCGATTAAGTTTGCTACGATGGCTGATGCAAAAGCTACAGTAGCTAAAGTTAAGAGATTGAAGAAGCCCTACGCAAGAAAGATTCAGATATTGACAGTAGCTGAACAACGTGCTAAAGTTATGGGGAAGACAGCAATAGCTAATGTCTTCAAACAAGCTAAAGCAGACTTGCGGAGGAAACATAACAAAGATGGCGTATCTACAAAGTAATATACCGTACTTCAAAGCGTGGGTACGCAGAGAGTACACAAAGAATATGCAGGAGTATCATGGAGATTTCTTGCATTGTATGGTTGTAGCAGTTACAACTATGCCAAACAGGACACTAAGCTTTCAAGTAATATTCACTGGCTTTGAGTCTGACGAAGAAGAAGATAGCCCTAACGTGCATGGTGGAGCAATGTGGGCTAGAATGCCGCTAACTGCGCTCGTTGCAGATACCCCTTTTGAGGAGTGGCCCCAAGAACTACCACCTTACTTAGCGCAGCCGTGGGATTGCATGTCGCATGAACACTCCGTATACGTAATAGACAGGGCAAGCCCTGCTCCGTGGATAGCTAAGATAGACAATGAGTTTTATCCTGCCAAGTATTACTTCACTGTAGACTACACAAACAGTGAGGTAGCAGATGACCCAGCGCAGCACAAACAGTCACATGTGCTTGAGTTGTTAGATGCAGGTGAGTACACTGGTAACATGGTTGCGTTGCCCAATAATAGAGTGAGAGTAACTCACCCTGCGTGGTTTGAAACTGGCGAAGGTGCGCCTGATTTTAAACCTAACCAAAACATATTTCACTCTAAGCAAGACGTAGAGTACGTTTGGGATACGCAACGAGTGTTTAACAATTTATACAGCGAAGGATAACTATTATGCGTATGAAAAAGAAAGGCATGGCTAAAGGTGGTAAAACACCTATGAAGAAAAAAGGCATGGCAAAAGGCGGCAAGATGAAAAAAATGGCTAATGGCGGTAAAGTACCCATGAAGAAGAAGGGTATGGCTAAAGGCGGTAAAATGAAAAAAGGTTATGCAGCAGGTGGCAAGATGCCTGGTATGACTTTAGCTGGTCTTCGTGCAGGAGCAAAAGCCAAAGGTTACAAGCTAGTTAAAGGCTAGTCTTTGATAGGAGCTATGGGAATGAGAACTAAAACTAAAATGCAGATGGGTGGTTCGGTAGTTAATCCAATACAACCTGTCTATAATCCTACTCAAGCAGATCAACAGAGACAACGTAACATGATGGAAATGCGACAAAGTAAACCTAAGAAAGATCCAAAGATGATGGGTACAGCCCCACCTACTATGGGTATGTCTAAAGGTGGTAAACTAAAAGATGTACCAGAAGGTAACAAAGGTAAAGGTTTATCTAACTTACCTACAGCGGTACGAAATCAAATAGGCTTCAAGAATAGAGGCGGTATAATCAACAACGGAAAATCAGACTACAGAAAGTCTGGAATGTTTTACAAAGGAGACAAATAGATGTCAGCAACAGCAACAAGGCAAGAGGGTATAGAAGTTTATGAAACACCTATTACCCTCACTACTATAAAGGCAGCGATAACAAGTATCACTGATTCAACTAAAACAGTAACAGCAGCAGAGTCAGGCACTATCTTTAGCTTGAATCGTGCAGGTGGTATTACTGTAACTCTACCTGCAGCAGCAGCAGGGTTAACGTATGAGTTCCATGTAGGCACAACGTTTACAGGAACAATGACAATCAACGCAGCATCAAGTGCAGATACTCTACAAGGTATGGTTACTTTAATCGACAAAGATGAAGTCGGTGGTTTAGCTGCGCTGAACGAAAACATTGACACACTAGCGTTTGCAGCACCTGCAGCAGCAGATCACCAGATCGTAGCTGATGCGGATACTAAAGGACGCTTTATTGGTGGTATGATTAAGTACACATGTATCACTGACTCCAAGTGGGTTGTAACTGGACATCTATTCGGTGACGGTACTGCTGCAACTCCTTTCACATAGGTTAGGATACAACTATGGTTGAGATTAATGCAGCTTTAGTTGGTGAAAACTTAGGGTGGTCTGTAGAAGATGCAGTCACCCTGAGTAACACTAACACAACACACGTAGTTTGCACTGATGCCAAGATGGTTATTATTGAAACTAGTCATACTCTAGATGTTAACTTTGGCGCTGCTGAAGCTGATGTCACAGATAATGACATAGAGTTACCTGCAGGTGTACATACTTTCGTTGTACCTAAAGCTGTAGGCAATGCTACAATTTTAAACTACAGACGTGCCAGTGGCTCAAGCACTGTTGTACGTGTAGTTCTAACATAACGGTTATGCAATAATGTCTATTTAATTTTGTCCACATATGTGTAAAACTATCCTTAGTACACAACTAGTTTTTAAGAAAGGATAGTTTATGTGGACAAGATTATTAGATATGCTCAAGAGAGTAAACAACAAGATAGTAGAACACCAACAGCGAAGAGTAGCTCACTGGCAGTTGACAAGCATGACCGACAATCAGCTAAGAGATATAGGAATAAGCCGTGGCGACATCATCAAAAAAGTCAACCGTTAATAAGGCAGGTAACTATACTAAGCCTAGTATGCGTAAGCGTTTGTTTTCTTCCATTAAATCTAGCAGCAAAGGTGGAAAGCCTGGACAGTGGAGCGCGAGGAAAGCACAGATGCTTGCAAAACAATACAAAGCAAAAGGTGGAGGATACAAATGAAAAGATACTTTAGAAGGTTATTTAGAGCTATCGTAAATTGGAAATGCCTGTGTAATGGCAAGTGTGGATGTGATTGCAAGGCTTGATATGGCTCTAAAGAAATCACAGAAAAGCTTAAAGTCGTGGACAAAACAGAAGTGGCGTACTAAGAGTGGGAAGCCTAGTGCTAAAACTGGTGAGCGTTATTTACCTAGTGCGGCTATTAAGTCTCTTAGCCCTGCTGAGTATGCCGCTACATCCAGAGCAAAACGAAAAGGCACTAAGGCAGGTAAGCAGCATGTGGCTCAACCTAAGAAGATCGCAAAAAAAACCAGAGCCTACAGGAAAGTAAAGTAGTAAATGTGGCATCTTATAAATGGTGCGTGGACAATAGCTGGCTTTGTACTAATGTACTTGGACAGAAGAAAAAGAAAAAGAGCAGAGAAAAATGGCAAGAGAACTAAACGAAAAGCAGACTAGGTTCCTTGAGGTGCTGTTTGAAGAGGCAGGTGGTGACGCTGTTACAGCTAAGAAGATGGCAGGATACAGCGCCAACACACCTACAACGTCTATTGTTGAGGCACTGAAAGATGAGATATTCGATGCTACTAAAACGTACATGTCAAGGATTGGACCCAAGGCTGCTGTCGCTTATGGCAGGGCTTTGGATGATCCTACTCAGCTAGGAATAAAAGAAACACTAATGGCTGCAGGTCAGATACTTGATCGTGCAGGTGTAGTTAAAACAGAGAAGTTGTCAGTTGAGTCTACAGGAGGTTTGTTTATACTACCACCTAAAGATAGTT